CCTCATCGGGAGTATAGAGAGCATGTCCCACTTCATGACCCACCAGGAGATCATAGACGGTGCTGCTTGCCTTCTCCCACATAGGAAGAGTCAGCACACGAGTGTGGACATTAAAGCAGGCAGTCTCCACCTTCTTGTGCTCAACCACCAGGTCCTCAGTGGCAAGGAGTTTAGCAAGTTGGGACTTGATTTCGTGGCGAACGGTCATAGGTCTGTTGCGTATGAACCTATTATACAAAAGAACCCCGCTGTTTAGGCGGGGTCATGTGACGGTTCATCAACTGTCTTTGGGTATAATTATTTATCAGTATCAAGATGCAACAAATGCTTCTCCAAGTTCTACTGCTTCTTGGAATCCTACAAGTCTTGGTGATGCAGAATCAATAACTTCTTGTTTCCCAAGAATAATCTTAATGTGTTTTGTATTTTGTGTGATTATACTATGAATTTCTTCACTATGAGTACCTTCTGTAACAAGACGACGAACTAAATCTTCACTATGTCCTGTAGATTCAAGTGTTCTTTCCAAGTTGAATGTTGCTCGTCTTTTTGAGTCTGGCATTTAATTACTCCTATTGTACAATGTTTAATTTTTGTCTCCAAAAATCCATTCCTTTACACTTATTTAAAATGTTTTTAGAGAGAATTTCTGATGGATCTGGTGCAGTTGATTCAAGTTTAGAATGAACTTGGTGCATATCAGCAAGTCCATAAGTTCTCAAATCTTGTTCTTGGTTTTGATTCTTCAAATTATCAAAGGTATGTTCATAATATTCTTCACCAACAAATTCATACAAAGATTCAAGAGTTTCTTCTGGATTATTTACCAAGTCTTTATATTCAACAAAATGAATATTGTCTGCAAATCCTTGCTTTAGTCCTTTTTGAATTGCATCTAAACTTTGACCAAGAATTCCTTGAGGACCAGCAATATATTCACAACGATTATCATCACTCAAGGGAATATTAAGTTTAACAAGTTGTTCATCAATAAAGTTAATTCTTTCCTGACCTTCTTTATAGGGATTACGACGAATCATCATAATCATTGAAGTGAGAATTTCATCAATATCTCTCACAGGACAAATAATCTTTGCTTGTTGACCAATATAACCTTGAATATAAGGAACTCTTGCAGTCCAAGCACGATTCTTATCAATTACTACAGGTTTCTCAACATCATCATAGAATTGATCAATAATTGAAGAGATAATATTCTTTGCTTGTTCTGGTTTTGGATATCCAGTAAAGAGTTCATTATTTGCTAAATGATTTTCCACAGTATACATTGTGGATAAAACTGGACTTGAAGGACCAGAATAAAATCTTGGATTTTGATTTAAAATCGCAGAAAGGACGGTACTACCAGAACGAGGTAGTCCTGCCATAAAATAATAAGTTTTCATAAATTAATTTCTATCAAACTGCAGTAGTTGTAAGTGTACCATCAGTATTTACACTCAATCTCCAAGCAACTCCGTTGGAATCAGTAAGTATAACACCCTCTGAAGTATTAACACCAACTTTAACATCACCCCCAACTTGAAGTTTCGTTGTTGGATTTGTGGTTCCTATACCAATATTGAAGTTTTCATTACCCACAATCCAATAATCAGTATGACCGCCAGATCCAGTGGTTTTTATACCAATTGCAAGTTGAGTGCTCTTATGTGGTTCTGGAGCATCAAAATCACCCCTGAATGCATTAGTACCAACACCAATGATAACTTTATGATCTACCGTTGTGGTATAGTCACCAAAACCACCTGTATGAGCACCAAGGAACATACTCCACGATGTTGTGGCAGAAGCATATCCTGCACCCTCTCCTAAGAAAACATTTTCTCTTCCACCATCATTATCAGAACCAGCGCCGCCACCAATATAAACATTTCTAGAACCACTATAGTTTTGACCAGCACCAGCACTATTACCAATAATAATATTAGAAAAAGCATCAGTTGATGAATTGAGACTATATCCAGAATATCGACCCAGGAATATATTATCCGTTCCTGTAGTATTGGCCTGTCCTGCAAACTGTCCAATGGCAATATTACGTGATCCAGTGGTATTATATGCTCCTGCATATCTACCAATAAAGACATTCTGATTTCCAGTGGTGTTATATTTTCCTGCAGACGAGCCAAAGAAGTTATTATCATCTCCACCAGTGTTAGAATATCCCGCATATGAACCAATGAAGTTATTTTGATGTCCATCGGTATTGTTAATTCCAGCACTATAACCACCTATGAAAACATTATTATAACCAGTGGTGTTAGCACGCCCAGAATAAAGACCAAAGAAGTTATTATAATATCCAGTGGTGTTGTTTTCTCCCGCATAAAGACCAAAGAAGTTATTACCAGTTCCAGTAGTGGTTAATTTACCTGCACCACCACCAATAAAGTTGTTATTAAGTCCTTTCCAATCACCACCTACTTTTGGGGTCAGGTTTGGTCCTGTATTTTCATCGCCAATTAGAACATTTGTTGATGGATAAGCATATCCCAGAACAGTTCCAAATCCAATTACTTGAGAATCAAATGTTGAACCAACTTGTAGTTTCGTTTGTGGATTTGTGGTCCCCACTCCAACATTAGAAGTTGTGTTAATTCCTGCTCCTGTTGATTCCCAGTAGGATTCCCCACCTCCACCTCCACCACCGATAGTAGTGCCACCAGCAGTGGAACCATCTGATAGTTTGAGGGAGGCAACACTGGGGTTATAGAATACTTCTCCTTCATTTCCAATAAAGGCATCAGGGTCAGTTGCTCCAAGTTTTTCTACAAGAAGTCTATAAGTAGTGTTGGTTGATAAAGACATTTTATTTTATACAGACTTTTTATGTATTTATTAAAAAAAGCGTCCCCTTGCTGGAGACGCTTCTTGAGTGCTTGGCGGCGTGCCTTTGCTTGTCGGAGTGCTTGTGGTTTAAGTTTTCGTTTCTGTTCTTTCTTGGAATGGTGCTGCCAATTTGGAGTGTTCATTCTTCTTGTGCCTGTGAAGACACCATACGGGAAAAACCTTTGACTTTTTCGAACCTTATGACACTTTCGAATTTGTCATGAAGATCTGCTTTGTGGGAAATCACAAAGATATTAGCATCCTTAATCACATAACGAATAATCTTAAGGAACTCATCGGTTCCAAATCCATCAAGAGAACTATCAAACACCTCATCCATAATCAGCAGATTAGTATTAACGGAGTTTTTGACTCGGGCGACTTCTCTCCAAGTGAAGAGTAGGGCAAGGTCGATTCTCATTTTTTCACCCTCACTGAAGGAACTATAAGAAAAGTCTTCGTGAATGGGCGATTTTACCGTTTCGTTAAATTCTTCATCCAAATGAAAATTAATATAAAAGTCCATCATCTGTAGGTAACGATTGACCTGCTGATTTATGAACGGAAGATACTTCTTAATGATCTTCGTCTTAACGCCATCGTCCCTGAGTAGGGAATAGGCAAAATCGTAATAAACGATTTCCTGTTTTTTGTCTGCTAAGTATTCGAATGTTTTTTGGAGACTTTCTTTAAATTCCTCTAGCTTCTCATGTTCAGTATTTCGGTTTGCAAGGTTCTCGGCAATTGTTTGAATTTCATTTTCAAGATCTCTGATTTGTCTCTGGTTGAGGGAAATCCGAGTATTGTTTTGAGAAATGCCATGCGTGAGTTTTGTAATCTCCTGGGAAAGTGCGGTGAATTGACGCTCTCTTTCTTGTTCGAACTTGATGGTGTTTTCGAGTTCTTCGTAACCTTCCTTGAGTTCCTTTGCTTTATTTTGTGCGTCCGTAATTCTATTTAACCGAAACTCTTCCTCAATAGTCTGAGTACAAGTAGGGCATACCGTATTTTCTGTGAAAAACTTATGTTCTTTCGTAATCGCAGATACTTTCTGGGAGATTTTACCTCTGAGATTGTTTAGTTTTACTAACTTTTCACCAGCACCAGTTACAGTTTCCTGCTCATGTACTAATAGATCAATATCATCTTGAATACTTTCATTATCTTTTAAACAATCACCAACTTCAGAATCTAAATTGGCAATCTTTTCTTTGTTGGCATTGATATTGGCATTACCACGATTCTCCAACTCTTCGATGAAGTTCTGTTGCATCTTCATCTTATCTTTTAGAGTTTCTTTCTTCAACTCTAAGGATTTGATTTGATCTTTTTGGGTGCGGATCTTGTCTTTGATAATTCCATTCATCGCAGAGAAGATACGAATATCTAGAAGGTCCTCAATAACTTCACGGCGATTAGCAGAAGTCAACTGCATGAAAGGCACAAAAGTGCTGCTACCCAAAATTACAATCTGAGTAAAAGACTTGTAGTTTACCTTGAGAATATTTTCTTCTAGAATACGTTGATTGGAACGGTCATCTGCCTCTTTATGGAGAGGAGATCCATTTACCTCAATATCAAAGATATTTGGCTTAATCCCACGACGTACAAGATACTCTCTGTTATTAACAGAAAATTCAATCTCCACACAACAATCTTTCTCGTTAGTTGTGTTTGGAAGTTGTGGTTTATTAATCTTACGAAATGGTTTATTAAAAAGAACAAATGTCAGGGCATCCAGAATTGTGGATTTACCAGCCCCATTTGTTCCAATGATAAGGTTAGTACTATGTTTTTGAAAATCAACTTCAGTCCACTGATTTCCCGTAGAGAGGAAATTTTTCCATTTAATCTTGTGAAAAGTTATCATTCAATTTCGGGGGAATAACGATATCGTTCGGTGTCACCACAGCGTACTTGTAATTATACATCCTACAAGTCTTTATGGCAAGAGCATCATCAACTTCTACTACATCCATTTCGGATTCTTCTTGTTCTTCCAGCAACAAAGCATAACGAGTGGCATCATCCTCTTCTTCAAATAAGAAGAGGACTTTATCTCCGTCTTGATCAATTACAGCATAAGCACCATCATCTTTACGATCTCTGATTGCTAAAAGAAACATTACTCTACTTCACACGCTTCTCTGTAAATACTCTGAAAGATATTTTTAATTCGATCTTTGTCAAGAGATACCTCAGACTCTTCAATATATCTATTTAAGATTGTCATTGTGTTTTCATCTTCACTGATTTCAAAATCTTCACTCTCTTGAATTTCAAAATTTTCAATGATCTTTAAATCTTGAACTCCAACACTGTAAAGTTTATCGATGAACTTTTCAAAGTCTTTTGGTTTGGACTTTTTACGAACAATGACCTTAACATTCTTGTTTTCATACTCTGTAGCATCAAACATTTGATGTGGAGTATCCTCATAGTAGATGTTATAAAACATCTTATATGGATTATTTACGGAAAAATGCTCTAGAGTTTCTGTATCGAAGATATGGAATCCACGAGTATCATTTACATCCGTCCAGAACATCTCATAAGGATTGCCTAGGTAGAAGATTCGTCCATCATTCGATCTAGTGTGATAGTGTCCCGAGTAGACACGCTCGAACTTCTCAAATAGTTTGCTCTCAGTACCGTGCTCCATGACGAGCGATCGATTAACTCTAAATCCTTGGAGTTCCAAGTGCCCCATCGCACACCTGCAAACAGTCTTTTTAATAGTGTTGAGAGATAATTCTTCATTTTCTTGATTAATCCAGGGTAAAAATAAAATATCAAGCCCACCAATATTCACTTCTGTGGGCTTACTATAAGTTTTAATATTGGTATAAGTTTGAAGAAGCAATTCTGGTGAATTCACTTCATTCGTGTTCTTGTAGTATGTGTCATGATTACCAACGATCATATGCACATCATACTCCTTCAAAGGATCAAAGACAACTCGCTTTGACCATTCAAGACTTTGATAATCAATCGACTTACGACTATCGAATGCATCACCCATGTGAATAACTGTAGTTACACCATGTTTTTTTAAAGCTGGAAAAAAGACATTTTTGTAAAACAGTTCAAAGTAATCATGGAGATGTTTTGATCCTTTGCGGGCACCGTAATGGGTATCCGTAATAATGGCAACCTTCATCGAGTCTTATATTGAATATTATCCTTAATCGTATTATAGTCGCTCATGCTGCCAGAAAGCAAGCTGTCATCAACCATCATAACTTCATCAAAACCAGTCTTCTCGATAATTTTAGTTTTGATTTCCAGTTGCTTTTTCTCTTTCTGAATGCGTCTCAAGAAGGCATAGTGAATAATTTGAGTGAAGTAAGCAAATGGGTTACTACTCTTGTTTGGATCAAAATTATGAATATATTGAATACAATTTTCAATACCATCAGAAATCATGTCATCTCGGAACATATAGTTCACGAAATTCGGTTTGTAAGAAAGGTGAGTGGCAATCTTGAGGAAACACTCTCCAAGATAATTTGGGATGGTTGGTTTGCCTTCCCAATGCTTCGCCCTATCTTCCCTAGTGGGTTCTCTACCGTTGAGCTCTAAGAAACTTTTTTCTACTTTTGATCTATAGACGATCAGTGCTTCTAGAAGTTCTTTGTTATTGACGTAATGTTCTGATTTCTTTTTAGGCATGACATTGTTATTCAATTAAAAAATGTTATGTATATATTATACCATATTTTGAAAGCTTGACAAGTTATCAAAATCTCAGTAGAATACCTTTGTTAGGGTTAAAGATCAATAATAGCTAGCTTTCTTTGATACCCTTATAGATTCTTTCCAAGAACTTTCTTGCTTTATCTACTGAAGTTACATATCCCATTTTATCAGATATCTTTACTTTATTGGGTTCAGAGGTAATGTCATCATTATCTTCTTCCTCATCTTCTTCTAAGTATTTTTCATAAAAACTTATAATTTTTTTATCACTTACTTCACTCATTGTGATAATCTTATCAAGTTTCAAAACATAAAGATCATCGGTAGGAATATCCATCCAGGGTTTTACCTTCACATAAATTCCATGAGGACTTTCCAATACTTTCATAATTACTGGATTTTGAAGTAGAAGAATAGGGTCGCCATCATTTTCATCAATGCTCATGAGAGCAAAGATTTCTTCTCCAGAAATTAATTTAATTGCTGCGTGGAATTCATCTCCCATTAGTTTTTAAGCGAAATGTTGACAATATCGTAATTAAAGTTTTCTTCGTTATAAACTTTAATTCTTTCTATTAGATGATTAAGTGTATAATTTTTCCTGGACTTGTAACTGATGTCGTCAGCGATATCATAAAGAGTTGCCTTTGTTTTGTTATTGCCTTTTCTAAGGACTCTTCCGATACTTTGTAGGTTTCTAATTCTAGATTTTGAAGGAGAGGCAAAAATGACATTATGAAGATTTTTAATATTAATTCCAGTAGAGAATGTGCCGTATGAAGCAACGATAATTGCGTTATTTTCCTTCTCAGTAATCTCCCTTACCTTTTCTCTATCTTCTGTTGCTACACCACCATGAACAAAAAATACATGACGATCAGCGGTCAATTTGCTACTATTTATTAATTCGTAAAGTGGTTGTCCATGCCCTTCAACACGGGAAAATAATATGAGCGTATTACCTTTAAGATCAAGGGCAAGGTTACGTATAAACTTGTTGCGTCGTTCATGGTTAATAATGTACTGGACTTCTTCTTCAAAGTTTTCAAACTTATGTGCGGGGTGTTTCAATAGAAGCACGTTGATATCTAACTTGGCAACATGCCCCTTCTTCATCAGTTCTTCTGTTCTGATGATTTTGTAGGAGGGACCGAATAATCCCTCCAATACCCATTTATGAGTTTGAGTTCCATCAAGAGTGCCTGTAAAACCAAATCTGTATTTCGCATCAGAAAGTTTTCCCATTATAGATATTAAAGACTTAGACTTAAACTGGTGTGCCTCATCTCCAACAACCACATTAAATCTTGAAAAGTATTTACGAGGAAGTTTGTAGATGGACTGCCAGGTCGTGATAATGACCTGTGAATCGGTCTCTCTTTCCTTTCCCGCATATATCTTGTGGCAAAATGAACCTACATCCCAGCCGTAATCTGCAAAGTCTTTATACATTTGCTCTACAAGCGAAGTCGTCGGAACGACTATCAGAATATTTTGTCCTTTCTCAACGTAATATCGGACAAGACAATATATCATCAACGACTTTCCAGAAGCAGTTGGAGATATCAGCAACTTTCTATTATGTCTTAAAGCGTCGTATACTCCCTCTACTTGATATTCCCGGGGAGAATACTTGCAAATAGAATTCATATAATCTTTCACACCTTCCTTTGAGATAAAATCATTGACCTCAAATGGAAGACCATAAAATTTATTATTTGTAAATTCGTAAGTGTAACCGTGATCGTCACAAAACTTTGTTACCTTATCTAATAACCCAACGTATATCTCTCCAGTTTGGGTATTAAATAAACGAATTTTTCCGTCCCAGTACTTATTTCGGTACTGAGGCATAAACTTTGCACCTGGTACATCAAAGGTAAATTGGTCTGCCAGTTCATAGAAGACGTGTGGTTCTGCCTTTACCTGTAGATATACTTCATTCTTTTTTGATATAATCAAATGAGACATAACCCATAAGTATCACCTATGGATATTTATTCTTTGACTTTAAACGTATATTCTAATATCAATCTTTCTAGAAAATCTTTCAGACCTTCTAATCTTTCTTTTTTATCTGGACAAGAAACCCAATTTTGAAGATGGAGATTTATTGATTCGTGAATCTGCCTCACATCTTCAATTCCCATGTCCATTGATACGAATGGTATATTTTCATCAAAATCTTTTTCGTAAAGATAATCTTCATCCATTAGTTAAAACCTGCTTGGAAACGATGCCACTCTATGGCATTCTTGATTTGAAAAGTTCTATTAGAAATCGTTTTAATAACTTCTTCAAGAAACTTTAGCATGATGTCGTAGTATCTAATTTTTAAGTCAATTTTATTCAGTTTCTCATCGGCATCCATATGCCTTTGTATTGCCTCTTTGTCCCTAACCTTGTATGGAAAGGGGTCTTCAACATAAACCTCTGCTGGTGCCTTTCCTGTGTAGTAATTGTAACGTTCTAGTTTAATTCTACTATAAGTTTCCCTTGCTTTTTCGCGCAATAAAGTGATTGTATTATAAAGAGTATAATATTTTGCATGTAGTTGGGGAATTTTTAAAGATTCATCATGCAAATTGTCAGGATCAATGAAAGAGTCTCTCTGCCACATCTCCTGAATCTCATCAAGATTCATAAGGGATTTCCGTCGGTTCCTAAGATATTATACACAGTATACTTGAAAGTCACATCAGCTGTAAAGTAGTTGATGTCGGTATCAGAAGATTCAAATTCCAATGAAGAAAGGGAAATTGGAAAAAGATCTTTAAATTTAACTAAAGCAGTATCTCTGTAATTGCTATTGAGAATCCTTAGTGTTCCGTCACTAAATGCTTCTTTTTCATCTCTTAGACCATCTTCATTTGTTGTAAAATCTGCAAATTGTTGAGCAGTTTCTGGGAAACCAAGACCAGTTAGCCAATTATGAATGGTCATATAATTTTCCATACTCTCATCAACATAAAACCTTAGATTGAAGTCACCATAAATTAACTTCTCTCCAGGAACATCAATATCTTTAAGATATGATGGTTGAATTGCAGTTCCGAGAGTTATCTCTGGTAATCTAGCAGATGTTACAAAAAAAGAAACTTTTTGGTATTTTGCCAGAGTAAATCTAAACCCAACTGGCGAAAGAAAATTTCTATTCTGTATTTGATTATCAAAAGCAGATGCCATGATCAGTCACTAATGATGAGACTATACCACTCATCGCTCATACCACTGATAATTTTATCTGCACCTTCCTTATCTTGAGTATAACCCTCTTTGATGAGATGATCTACGACTCTCTCATAGTGCTCATGAATAACCTTTGCTTCTCTTGGAGTTGGTTTCATCTTACTAATAGTTTTATTTTTATTTAGATAAAAAAAGAGGGGCATATGCCCCTCTGAGTATGATCTTGTGAATCCGATGGATCACATGAGGTTTTGAACCTTGACTCTTCTGTAGTAACGGTTTCTGTTAACTGCCAGGCGTCCAAGGGACTCGGTGGTTCCTTCAGCGAATGGGTTGGCAACAAGACCATAACGGGTCTTAAAGCCAATTTTTGGCTGGAAGGTGTTCTCACCAACGGCACGAACCATTTGGAGAGGAACATATGGGCAATAGAACAGACCTGCGTCATAAGGTGAAGAACCCTTATAACCAACAACGTAGTACTGGTCAGCAGCGAGGTTTGCAGAATAAGGATCGATATAAACACGATACTTACCTTGCAGAACACCAGCGAAGGTGTTACCAGTGTCATCAACGTTGAGGTTAGCGTTGAGAGCAGGGGTGTAATCCAGAACACCTGCCATGGTGAGGGCGGAAGCAACGTCTGCAGAGCAGAGGATCATGTTGCCCTTCCCGCGACGAGTTCTCTGGGCGATTGCGTTTGCATCGCGCTCGATCTGGAAGATCAGACCCTTGAACTTCTCAACGGACCAACGACCGTTGCTGTCAACGTCGAGGTCGAAAGCACCTGCGGTAGCAACGTTGGTTTGAGCACCCGATTCAGCAACCTTATAAACGGTTCTGATGACTTCGCGGTTGATCTCAGCAAGAATCTCAGTGGAGAGAATGTTTGCGAGTTCCGCTTCAGCATTAAGACCGTGGATTGCCTTCAGGTCCTGAGCAAGCTCAAGGCTGTATTCTGCTTTCAGAGCTCTGCTCTTAGCAGTAACGGTGACCTTCTCGATCGAGAATGCCATCTGGTTGAATTCACCAGCAGTGCCGTCGCCAAGTGCTTCAGCATCTTCGGTGTCCATACCACGACCAGTTGGGTATGTACCAGCAGCTTGTGAACCTTCTGGGTTCAGAGCAGCAGGGTTGAACGCCGAGATAGCAGCGGTAGTACCGAAACCAACAGTACCGTTGGTGAGGTTGCCTTCGTTCTGGGTGTAACCAGCAGACTCAAGGTTGAAGTTGCTGTCCTGACCCGAGAAGGAGTTATCTGCTTCGTTGAAGAATGCCTCAGTTCCGCTCTGGTTGGTGTAGCGGGAGCGCATTGCGAAGATCAGTCCAGTAGGACCGTTCATTGGCTGAACGCCAGCGAGGTCATAAGCGACCAAGTTTGGCATTGAACGTCTGATCAGGGAGATCAGAACAGGGTCGAAACCTGCGGTTGGGGATCCAGCACCTGCCGAGAAACCTGCGGTTGAACCAGATGAACCGGTGCCATTGGTTGGTGCTTCTGAAAGGAACTCACGCTCTTCGCGGATTGCCTTTTCTTGGTTCTCCAGGAGAACTGCGGTAACCATTCTGCGATGGGAATCCTTAATAGGATCAAGACCATCATAGTCTAGAACTGGTGCCCACTTCTCCTGCAGATGCTCGGTATTGAACATTTGCATTTGATTTTTACCTCTTTGGAAGTGTTATAGTTTGATTTTTTATGATAAAGAGATCACTTTTTAGAAGCTCTGCCGAGTGTCTGTAGGTAGGCAGACATCATTGGAGAATATGATTCTTGAATCTGTTGCTCCTCGGTTTTTACCTCCTCAGAAACAGTTTCGGTTTTGCTTCTTTGAGTACCAGCATTAGTTGGGAAATATGATTCTCTCAACTTAACTAGTTTCTCACGATAGTTAGCTTCACTATCAAACTCAACATTTTCTGCAAGAGAAGCGAGTTTATCCTTCTGCGAAAGTGCTAGACCTTCAGCTACCTCAGCGAAAATTACGTCTGAAGTGGATTCTGCTAATCTCTTATTAAGAGCAACGTTTCTTTGAATTTGCTCGTTGAGTTTAGTCTCCATTTCATCAAGCTTATCTACCATATTCTCGATAACATCATATTTATCTTCAGGGATGGATACATAATGATCTTCAAAAAGACCCTTCATTCCAGCAAGGAATGATTCGGTCATTTCGGTCTTAAGACCGTGCTCAATTGCGAGAGTGTTCTCTGCGATCCACTCATCGGCAACATACTCTAGGTAAGCGTCAAGACGCTCAGTCAATTCTGACTTAATTGATTGAACTTCTTCAATCAGTGCTGCTTCGTATTGTGCTTCGATTTGCTCTTTTACTTCAGCAACCTTTGTCTTGATAGCAGTTTCAAAAATGGTACGTGCTTTCTCTTGGAATTCCTCAGAAAGCTCTTCACCGGTGAAGAGTGCCTGAACATCTTCTTCTACACTGAATTCTGCTTCAACCTCTTCGGTTTCTTCAGCAACTTCTTCTTCTTCAGCAACAACTTCGCCTTCTGCTACTTCCTCTTCTGCTACGATTTCCTCTTCAGCAGAATCAACGGTTTCAACAACCTCTTCTTCTGCTTCTGATTCTTCCTTCATACCAGCAGGCATTGCTTCAGCAGGCTTAGCACCTTTGTTAACAACATCCTTAACTTGCTTAAGGGTTGCACTAGGCTCCTTTAGTTTTGCCGAGTCGTCATCGACTTTGTAATTGTCTGGAGTAGGTCCGCCAAGATCTTCCCAACTCGCAGTTTGACCTGGGGTATCCAGATCCAACTTTGGCATGGGATCGGCTGCCTTTGCTCCTTTGGTTACTACGTTTTCCATTTCTTGTAAATTGCTACCAACGGACATGTGTTTGTTAGATTTTTTAAATATAATCTATATTTATTTATAAATTATAGATTTGATAAGAAATCTTGGAACAATTCCAGTTTCTTTTCTTCAAGCATTTTTTGATCAACAAGAGCATCAATTCTCTTTTGAGTTGCTTCAGCGAGTTTTTCGCGGAGAATTCCTCCTTCCCAAACCCACTCTTTACCTTCCATAATTCCTGAAACAAAAGCATCAGGAGCAGAGGGATCAGCGACGATATCAGCAGCAGTTGCTAACATGAAATCTTCGCCAACAATTTTATGACCCTCATTTGTGGTTCTCAGCGAACCAACACCACGAGAAGAAACACCAAGAGTAACGCCTTCACCAATTAAGGATTTTGCGATCTTACCCATTGGGGTATCAAGAAGTTGTGCCTTGCCCTTGAAGTTTGAACCTTCCTGAACAAGAGAAACGATCTTGTGCGAAACACGATCAAGATTGACGGTAGGACCATCAGGATGACCGAGTTCGCCAAGGGCACGACCCTTAGCAACGAAAGTTTCGTTGTATCTCTGTACTTCTTTTGCGAGAGTGTTCATAGGATACATGCGACCATTACGATTGCAGATGTCTCCCTGAAGGAAAACTCCCTCAATGTACATTTTCTTTTCAGCACCTTTTCCTTCGGTGATGAATTTAACGTCTGATACTTCTTCTGTGATAAGTTTCATTTGTTTACCCAGTAAATCCTACTTTTGCTCCAACAACACCATCAGCATTAGCAAATACTGTATATGCTGCGTTCTTTTCCAAATATTCTGTAGTGCTTGCCAACATGGTAAATGTACCAACGCCAGTTCCACCAGCAGTTTCTTGAACTGTGATTACCTTGGCGGATGCGGTAGTATTTACCAATCTAACTACCGTAGCCTCAGAAAAACTGACGCCAATACCGGCAGAGGTTGGGACATTTATCTCATCACCTTTGATTAAGGTTCTTGCCATTATTCTTGATCCTCGTTAGACTCAGTGTCATCACTTGCTTCATTTTCACCAAACATAGAATTGGCAACCTCAGGACGAAGTCCTTCAATTTTTTCTCCTGCCTTACCATACAGAACTTCTTTAATTCTGTCGGTAATATCTGAAGCAGCAGAATCAGTTGCAATCAAATCGATAACGTCTTCCATAAAAATTTTATATAACAGTATACTCTATTTATATTTCAGCCTTTTTGGTATCTTTTTGGAACTGGGCATCAACATCAGTTGACTGTGCTTCAAGATCTGGTTCTGTTGGAACTTCTCCCATTCCCATATCTAAACCAGCACCATCTTGTGGTAATGGTTCGCCAGTAATTGGATCAACTGAGTTTGGATCAGGAATAATTCCATCCTTGATTTCTTGTTCAATCTGCTTATCAATATCGATAATCTCAGCATCAGTTTGACGTAAAACTTTTTTACGAACATACTCAACTGAGTAGTACTTACCAATATAAGGTTCGATTGTTGCTGCTAAACCGAGTCTTTCGTTCATCAACTCAGACTCTTTAAGTTCAGCAAACTGATTATCGTAGATGAAGTCATATTGAATATGATCTTCCATTCTTTCCCAGTCTTCTGGGGTAATGATGTTCTTGAGAATCAATTGCGTTCTCAGCATGTCATTAAACATATTTGAAAAACGCTTTCTTAGTCTTCCAACAAACTTAGAAAACTTAAGTTCATCTCTCAAAATTTCTGAAGATCTACCAAGATTGAAACCACCATCGTTAGCAATTCTGGATTCTGGAACTCCAAGTGCTCTGTAGAGTTTCTTTTGGAAATATTCAATATCAGAAAGTTCACCTAAGTTTTGACCTCCAGGAAGTGTGGTGATTTCTGTTCCTCTACCACCTTCTCTTCTGGGGAGCCAGAAGTCTTCAAGCATACTCATAAACTTGCGGTCATCACGAACTTCACCGGTGTTAGCATCATAAACAAGTTTATTTCTATAGCGAGACATTACGTCGCGCAGATATTGTTCTGCCTTAACTTTAGGAAGATTGCCAACATCAATATAGAAAATTCTACGCTCTGGTGCTCTAGAAAGTCTATAGATAACCAGAGAGTCCTCAATCATACGAAGTTGATTGAGTGCCTTGATTGCTTTGTGGAGATAAGAAAGTACAGATCCCTTATTTCTATCAACGAGACCAGAAGTACAATATGTGATAGAATCTTTAGCAATCTTAATAGACTTTTGTGCCTGAGAATTTCTTGAAGAGAAGTTACCCATTGGATAACTTGGATTTGGAGTATAGATGTAATACTCTTCAATCTCTGGATTTAAGATATTAGTTTCACTTTCTTGCTTTCTAACCAAGGGATTATTTCTACCATCACTTGGTTCTTTTTTCATTTGCCTTACGGCTTTCATCTTCATTGGATCGATGTATCTAATTTCCTGAATACCACTTTCAGGACTCTTAACATCGATGACTTTCATGTAATAAAGTCTTCCATCAACATACCAATTTCTAAAGATTTCATGGCACTTTCTATCAAAGTCCATGAGTTCTTTGATATATCTAAATTCTTGACGAATAATCGTCTTAATTTTATCACTTGCGTTTAGGTTTGATAATTCAATCTCAATTGGGGAATCATAAAGATCACTAACGATTGCTTCGTTGACAACATCTTCAATAGCAGCATCACACTCTGGGTGAAGCGCCATTTCACGATATCTACGAATTAGATCATACTCAGTTCTATATACACCTTCAATATCTACGTACTGACCATAAAACCCGCTCTGTATAAAATGGTCAACCCCGTCCTCATCATTTTGAGGAACGGGGGACACTACAGAGTCGGGTTTTTTCTCATTCTCAATTGAAAAACCAAAAAGTTTTGCCATTATAATCTGTGAACTACTGGTTGTTATACTCTATTTATTACTCAATATTTTCGCCACCAGCGTTGCTACCAACACCCTTAACAGCCTTCCACCAGTGAACCTGCATTTCTACAGTGAATTCTTCTAGTGTATCGGTCGTTTCGTATGAAAGATCGATCTGACTGATGTTGGTTGGGAAGATATCGTAGAACTGATAAGTTCTCAGAGTTGATCCATCACGATCTAGTTGGTGAACATACGCATCTGCCTGATAATCAACTGGATTTTGAAGTCCAGTTCCATCGGATAGTTTGTTAATTGAGTTCATCCACTTCTCGAATGCCGAACGGATGATGAAGTCGGTATCATTGATAACTGTGATTGTCCAGGTATCGAATGTTCTATCACCAGCAATTTTGAGGATTCTTCCTCTGAAATTAATTTCAATAGGAGTAATGTTGGAAGCAGGCAGCGCCGCTGCCTTTACCAAAAATCTTGATTTTTCCTTTACATCATTGGCAATGCCAAGATTTTCTGGAAAAGCAAGTTCTACTTCAAATAGGTTGGGTCTTGCGCCACCTCCAACCAGTTTACTTTTGAAACCGGTGATTGTTCTTAGTGGTGGTCTATTGAATTGATCTGCCATGGTTTTAGGTTCCTTTAATTAAATTAAACAGTACCGACTACTTCATCGAACGAAACACCAGTTCTGGTGGCAACAAAAGTAAGACCAAT